TCTTGCATAGATAAACATTCTAATTTGTTCATATTCTGGAGTTATCCAGCAATCTTGCTCATATATCTTAGCCATAATTTCATCTAATTTGGCTTCAAATTCTTTTTTCTTATCTACAATTTTAATGTCTTTATCTCTAACCCCTTTCCAATAATTATATAGATTTATATTGCCACCATTTAAGCTATAATCATACCATTCAAATACAGTGTCTTTATCTATCCCTTTATCTACAACTTCCTTTATAATGCTAAAATTAAACCAATAATCAGACATACAGATAATACCTCCAACATCCCCTGACACCCAATCATCTATATCATAAACTGTACTATCATCCCACATTAAATCACAGAATTGCTCACAATATTGATGAACTGCTTGTTCGTATAATTTTTTAGTAGTCATATTCATAATAGTTTATTATCTTTTTGCCAAGCATTTATCCTTGCCTCAGCTATTTTAATATACTCTTCCTCTCTTTCTATCCCTATGAAATGAAAGCCTTCTAATTTAGCCCCTATTCCAGTTGTACCACTACCCATAAAAGGGTCTAATACAATACCACCTTTAGGAGTGACTAATTTACATAAATATCTCATAAGTGATATAGGTTTGACAGTGCTATGGATGTTGCTCCCTTCTTTTACGCTTATTTTCAGTTGCGTTCCTAACACAACATTGTTTACACCAAGGGCTGATACCATCTTTTCGTTTATAGTAGTTATCAATGTGTTGTAATTCTCTACATTTTCTACAAGGTTTCCACCATTCTCCGTCTCGTAATTCACATCCGCCGTGTAATCGTTTGTGAGTAAGTGGGTCAACCAATTCAAGATTGTTGATGTCGTTATTAAGTTTGTTGTGGTCTTTGTGATGGACTTGTTTACCTTTTGGAATTGCTCCATTGTGCAGTTCCCAAACAACATTGTGTTCCATTCTGTAGCGTTTTTGCTCTCTGTCCCAGATACGCCTATAACCTTTTGAACTGATTTGTCCATATCCACCAGGAGCTGAACTTTTTTTACCTGCTGAGTTGTATTGATGTCTTTCCATATACTATATTCTATCACAATTGACACAATACTGTCAACCCCTTTATTCCTTTCACTCTTACTTGCTTTGGCACAATAGAAGAAACGAGAGGCTGAGCCATTATCGTTGTACCAATCTCTATGTCCTTCTAAAGAAGTATCGCTTTCTTGTAATGATTGTCCACGATAAATATGTCCATTTGAATAATTATTTTGTGAACTTGCACCTTTACTATCAGGAAACAACCCTACCACTTCATCAGAGCCATCGTGGATTAGGTTGGCTGGGAAGCGACCTTGAGAAGTGTCATCTCTAAATCCAGTTCCTTTCTTATATGGGTTTTTACTTTCTCCTTGAAAAATAGCATTTTTACTTGCAAGTCCACCACCTCCAAACTTATCACCTGTTTGTGCCTCCACCCTGCACCCATCAATATTTATACCTCCTGTACCATATTTAAGTACATTTTCTGCTACTGTCTTTTCACTTAAAGGCTTCCTAGCCACTGTAATAGGTTCTAATGCAGGTTTAAGTGCTGTACCATAGCCTTCCCATTCTGATGAGCCTTTGGTAAATTGCATAGTCGGTTTTGTATCCCAACCTTCTACTCCAAATTTTGCTTTGCCACTTGTCTTTCTACCTTCTCTGCCAAATGGTTCTCGTTCCTCTACCTCCCTCTCATTCCCTTGCAACTTATCCACAGCCTTTCCTATATTCAAACTCTTAGGAAAGCCACTACCATATACCCAAGCAATCATATCTCTTATCTCAAATCCTGCATCTTCAATTCTTACTGCCATTCTATGTTGAGTACGAGTTCCTGCAAAGGCTAATAGATATCCTCCTGGCTTTAATACCCTCAAACACTCTTCCCATATCTCTTGACTAGGTACATCATAATCCCATTTCTTACCCATAAAACTTAACCCATAGGGAGGGTCAGTCACTATACTGTCTATTGAATTATCTTCTAACCCTTTTAACCTTTCTAAGCTGTCTCCTAATATTAACTCCATACCTACCCATTACTACCCTTATCACTTAAATACACCATACAAGCCTTCATTATCACCTCAACCTCATCAGCCCTAACAGGAAACCCTACACTCTCCTCATCACTCCTATCTATCACTATATATAAATTATCTCCCTTATCAGCCTCTATATAACTTACTATCTTGTTTGTTGTCATATTTCTTTCATAGTTATATATTTTTATTAAATCCTTGAAATCCAGGCCATTTTCTTGCATCCGTTCCATAAGATGGGTGAGGTATAAATTTCCAATCTTCTCTAGCACTTTCCTCTAACCAATACCAATCTTTAGACTTAAATTTAACATACCATTTAGGAGGTTGAAATTTCAATATATCACCTCTGATAAATTTTTTATTATCATTTATTATATAATCTTCTCTTGGGTATCTATCTTTCATAGTTTTAATTATTTAACACTCTTATTATAACACCTCCATCATTTTTTTTATATTGATATGGTGCAAATACTGGAATAAATATATCCGCATTGTCATCTTCTATCCAATTATACTCTACCATCATATCTGCTACAATTTGAATAGCATTACAATAATCAAACCTTCTTTTGCTATCCCTTATAAAGGTAAATTCCACCCTGTAGGGAGGAGTTTTATCTTTGACCATATTATGGAACTGTTTTTTATATAAAGCATAAAATTCACCTACATTTTTCTTATATTCTATTGTGGTTTTACTCCCAATTAAAAACTTACCAGTCCACCTTTTACTGTTTTTAGAACTTGCTACATTGCCACCAATATATATTTCTTTCATAATTATAAATTAAATAATCTTTGAAACCAGTTCTTTTTTTTTGTACCTTGTAGTTTAATGTTAAATGTTGCCTGTTTTCCGTCTTTTGATATAGTTGTCTTATCAGGGGTAGTTTTTACTTTAGTATATTTATCTGCCATAGTTTTTAACTTTATTTAATAAAATAAATCTGAAGCTTTTAATTAAGGTTTCATACTTGATTAGTTAGTTATTATTTTTAATATAATTATTTACTAATATTTCTAATATTTTAGGACTAATCCAAGACCCAGCATCATACTCATACACACTATAATCATATATATTATCTGCCAACTCTTTATAATTTTTAGAAATTGTATTATATAACTTGTCTATCTGCATTTTTATATCATCTAACACTTTATTATATGTTTTTTCCATTATTTTTTCCTGTTTTTCCCTTATCTTATCAGCCATCTCCCTCGCTACCACATCTAATGACACATTATGCTTTACTATATACTCATAATCTAATTCAACCTCCTTATATAAATTAAAAACCTCATTATAAAAAGAATTCTCAGAATACAATACCTCTTCCTCACCAACTACTTTTATCTTTATATAAACCTCTGTTATATCTACTCTTAACTCAAATCCTTTGTATGTAATATTTTCTGTTTTTCCCATAGTCGTAGTGTTATTTAATTACCCCTAATATACCACATTTATCAGCTTTTGTCAATAATAAACTAGACCATTTCGTCCAAGTAGACAATATGGTTTTAGCTTTTATTTAAGCCAAAACAAAAACCTTGTATGCTATTTACGAGGAACCTACGGAGCCCCACATACAAGGAATTATATTGTCCAAGCTATCAGTACGACATTAGTCGTAGGAGCGTTTTGCTTTGCAAAGACGGTAGGAATCGAACCTACAACAACAGTTTTGGAGACCATCGTTATACCATTTAACTACGCCCTTCGAAATTGCCCCCCTATAAGTACATCGTATAGACAGCTAGTCTTGTCAAAGACCTATAGAGGGTGTTTTACAGGGAGCTACCCCAACCATACACTTACAGCTGATATGTGTATGGACATACTATATATATACCATACTTTATAATTTTTTACAATTTATGTTTTTTTCTAGGGTAGTTATCCTGTATGCTATAATAATTAAAAAGTAAATTTGCATCTCGCTTATGTGAGCGAACCCCAACTCAAAACTTTTTCTAAAGTAGTTATTCTGTATGTAGAACCTACCACCACCCCTTCACTACTCCCCCCCCTACCCCTAGGCATATCCCCCCCCCTATAAATTACAACCAAGAAACAAATCAAACCTACTCTTTATTATTCAAAGACAAGACAACAGACAAGACAATAATAACTATAGCTATTATAAACATAAACAGGGGGGATACATACTATCACTTACTATATAAAGTCTTCTTATATGGGCAATTTTAGGCTTCATATTTTAGCCATTGATAAAGTCTTCTATTATCCGCTTTAGTACTGGATTATTTAGCTTTCTATTCAATAATATCATTTCAATCAATGAAACATACAGCTCTTCAGCTTCATCTATAATCTCAATATATTTTTTATTATCTCCCTCAATGTCAATGATTTCTAACATATTTTATTTTCTTACTCTATATGGGTCTATTGTTTAATTATTTCGCTAACTTATGCGGTTGCTCTTTTTCTATAAATTCAGCGTCTTTTGGTGTTTGTCCTCCTATTTTGACAGTTTTTGGCTTGTCTAGCTTCTTTTTCTCTGGTGCTCTTATGATTCCAACGTGTTCTATTGTTCCAGTGTGGTTGATGTTTTGATTATCACTCCAGCCGAAACGGTTTTTCATGTTCATGTACCACAAAGCAGAATTAAATTCTCTATTGTGAATGTTTAAGCGTCCCTGTTCTTCCCAATAACCTTGAGCGAGAAACTTCCCCAATTTTAAGGCGTCCGATAAAGTCTTTTCTTCTTCCTTCCATCTATAAAATAAATCAAGAGAAAGGCTCCCGAGATTATTATATAAAAATCTAAAGACTTCCCTCTCACTTGCTCCCTGATTACAGAGATTAATCACGTGTTCGATATAATCAATCGGGAGTATTTTCTCCGCTTCTTTCAGTGTTTTTTTAGGTCGTGGCATAAATAAAATATTTAGTATTAGCTATATATTAACATTTTGAAAAGTTATCCACAATTAGAGGTATTGTAATATTTAACCTTTTGTGATATAATATTATTAAGGTAAAGAGATAAGAGATAGAGCCGAGCCGTAAATATTAGAAACGAGCCGAGCTAATGCCTCAAAATCTATTTATCAGAGACAATAGCACACTACAGAATAGACAACAACAGCCAGGCGACTTTATAGCATACTTGCAAGATTGCTATATAACTGGTAGAAGTTGCAAAATGTCTATTTTGTAGAGTGATTACAAATTAAATACACTACACTATATGAAAAAGAACTTTTTTACATTAAAAAACGGGCAATTTAAAGATTTTATGAATTTGCATATTTATTATGGATATGTAAAAGGGAAAGATGATATTTATGATAAAATATTCAGCGCGAGTGTTATGAGTGGTTTGCAAGGGCGAAACAAAAAACAAGAAAGGGAGATAATGTATTCTAAAGAGAGCGGATGGCTTGAAGTTATTAATCTTTTATAATATTACAAATTTAATACACTACATATGTTTAATATTTTTAGATTTTCACAAGTTCGAGCACTACAGGGGGAGGGGTTTAGATTAGTTGACGCGTTGCGTTTAGCTTATAGAGATATATATTATATACAATACAGAAAACCAAATAAATTGTTTTATACATTAGAGGCTATTTTGGGGGGTTTTATCTTGTCAATTCCTTTTGTTTTAGTTTTCTTCGTTTAGTTTAGTTATTAGATAATATTTATAATATATGAAATACTTCACAGAGACGGGGCGAGACGTTCCAGCAATTAAGAAAGAATATAGAAGACTTGCTCACTTATTGCATCCAGACAAAGGGGGCGACGTTGTAGAAATGCAGAGGTTAAATAGTGAATATTTGGAGGCTTTGCGTCTTGCTGATGGTTCAAGTTATAAAG